TTTCTGGAAAGAGTGAATATCTATACTGATGAAGGATTTGAGTTCAAGATCTACAACATTGACATCGGAGAATAACTTGTTACAAACAAACAGTCATGTAAATTTTAAAATGCGAACTGGTGAAGATGTAGTCGGAATCTTAATTGATAAACACGACACTTCTATCGAAGTTGCAAACCCTATCATCGTGGTCATTCGACCGAACGAAGGTCTATTCGTAAAATCATGGAATCTACTTGCCGAAGACGAAGTGATCGAAGTTCAATTAAAAGACATGTATTGGTGTTCGAAAGCAAACAAACAGGCAGTCGAGTATTATCAAAAATTCTTAGATGAAGCGCAGGAGTTGCTAGAAGATGAGGACGTTGATGATGAGATGTACGAAGATCTGTTGATGAGTCAGGTGGCGACTAAACATTAAATAGTATTAGTGTTTGTTGCTTCGATAAAGCTATTATACATCAAATTAGGTACTTTGTCAACCGCAAATGACAATTAATTCAAAATAAAATAATAGTTGACAAACGCTTCGTTTTCGTGTATCATGTACACATACAACCAATATTATTAGGAGTTAATTTTAGATGGATCCCAAACCAAGGAAAAGAAATTATGTTAATAATCCTGAGTTTCTGGCTGCCTTAATAAAATACAAGCAAGAGTGCATGGAAGCAGAAGAATGCGGTGACGATCATCCCATTATTCCTGAGTACATAGGACAATGCATTTATCAAATTTCAAATCGTTTAGCATCGAAACCGAACTTCTCTGGTTATTCGTATAAAGATGAGATGATCAGTGACGGGTTAGAAAATGCCATTCAAGCGTTAGGTAACTTCGATCCTGAAAAGTCGAGCAATCCTTTCGCATATTTCACGCAGATCATTTGGTATGCGTTTCTTAGACGTATCGATAAAGAAAAGAAACAATTGTATATCAAACATAAAGTGATCGAGAATTCTGTTGTTATGGGCACCGCCGTTGATCGTGATGATGGCGATGCATCAGGTGAACCTAGTTATATTGATTTACAAAATGATTACATGAATGACTTTGTTAAAAACTACGAGACGAAATTAGCAGAGAAGAAAGCGAAAGAAGTTGCTAAGAAAGTCGGATTAGAGAAATTTATTGATGACGAAGAAACAACTGATAAAGAATCTTAGTATTGGGACATTCATGTTCTTCATGATCAAAGGTTTATTATGGTTATCAATCATTCCAATCTATCTATATTTTAAAGGATAATTAAATGAAGATCGCTATTGTTACTGACACACACTGGGGTGTTAGAAATGACAATCAAGTATTTGCTGATTATATTAGTAAGTTTTACAAAGAGATATTTTTCCCGACAATCAAAGAGAAAGGTGTCGATGCAATATTTCATTTAGGTGATGTTGTCGATAGACGTAAGTATATTAACTTCTTGACAGCAAGACGACTTGAAGAAGATTTTATCAAACCTATTTCTGAGATGGGTATTCCGTTACATGCAATCGCAGGTAATCATGATACGTTCTACAAGAACACAAACGAGATCAACAGTTTAAAACAATTGTATGGTAACTCATCGTTTGATAATATTCATCTGTATTGGAAAAAACCTGTCGAGTTAGACATGGATGGTTGTAAGATCATGCTTGCACCTTGGTTATGTGCCGACAACTGGAAAGAATCATTAGATATGTTTAAAAGCACATCAGCACAAGTATTGATGGGGCATTTTGAGATTGCAGGTTTTGAGATGGACAAAGGACACATATGTGCTGACGGCATGGATAAAGATGTGTTCTCGATGTTCGATTCTGTTTACTCGGGTCATTTTCATCAACCATCAACACATGGCAACATCAGTTACCTCGGATCACCTTATGAAATGACATGGAGTGATTACGATCAAAAGCGTGGTTTCAACATCTTTGATACTGAAACTCGTGAAATGGAATACATACAAAATCCTTTCCGTATGTTCCATAAAGTGTGGTATGATGATAAAGACATGACGATAGAAGATATTGCGAACCTTGATACATCTGAGCTGTCAGGAACGCAAATCAAAGTGATCATACAGCACAAAGAAAATCCGTACATATTTGATCTGTTCCTTGATAAGTTGCATCAATCGGGCGCCGCTGATATTAAAGTCGTTGAAGATCACATGAACATGGATGTACTTGATGAAGGTGAATTGGTTGATGAGGCACAAGACACGATGACGATCTTGCGCAATTATATTGATAATCTTGAGTTTAAAGGCGACAAAAAGAAAGTCGAAGATTTTGTTCAAGAGTTATATCAGGAGGCAGTGAACTTATAATGTTGACTTTTGAGTATGTGAAGTACAAGAATATCTTGTCTACAGGTAACGCATGGACAGAAATTCAATTGAATCGAAGCAAATCTACATTGATCATTGGTGAGAATGGCGCAGGTAAATCAACGATGCTTGACGCTATTTGTTTTGCATTGTACGGCAAACCTTTCCGTAAGATTAACAAACCACAATTGATGAACTCGATTAACGGCAAAGAACTCGAAGTTGAAGTATGCTTTCGTGTTCAAGGTGCAACGTATATTGTTAAGCGTGGAATCAAACCTGTTATATTCGAGATATGGCGCAACGGTGAATTGTTAAATCAAGACGCCGCTGCTCGTGATTATCAATCGTATCTTGAAGAACAGATCCTGAAAATGAATCTCAAGTCGTTTGGTCAGGTTGTTGTATTGGGTTCGTCTACGTTTGTTCCTTTCATGCAGTTACCCGCACAACAAAGACGAGACATCATTGAAGATCTACTTGACATACAAATCTTCTCAACGATGAATGTTCTATTGAAAGAACGTGCGACAAACAACAAGGCAACGATACAAAACCTTAAGTATGAAATCGATCTAATCGAAAACAAGATTGATAGTGCGAAAGAACACAACGAGTCGATACGTAAACTAAAACAAACTGAAGTGGGCAAACTCAAATCTAAATTGCGTGAGCAAGTTGCGTTTATTGAAGAACAACAAGGTATCGTTGACACATTGCTTGATGACGTTGCTCAACTGTCAGGCACAATAACTGACAAGAAACAACAGAAACAAAAGTTAAAACAAATCAATCAAATCGATGGCGAACTTGGTAACAAGTTGCGAGCGTTACACAAAGACGTTAAATTCTATGAAGATCATGATAACTGCCCAACGTGTAAACAGGGTATCGATCATGACTTCAAAGACGAAACAGTTGCGCAAACAAACACTAAGTTAGAAGAAATACGAGTCGCACGACAGGAACTCGAGGACAAGGGTAATGTTGTCGAGAAACGTCTTGAAGAGATCAGCGATGTTGAAGATCAAATCAATGAAAAGAATCTGACAATGAGTGAACATCGTGGTAACCTAAAGATCGGCATGAGTACGTGTAAAGGCATCCAATCTGAACTTGAAGAGGCAGAGGCAGACGCCGAGGTTATTGATGATACAAAGATTAAAGAGTTAAAAGCACAATTACAAGAGAAACACGATCTTCAAACCGAAGCGTTTGACGATAAAGAAGTTATAGGTGTGTCTGCTAATATCCTTAAAGATGGTGGTATCAAGACAAGGATCATTAAGCAATACATTCCTGTGATGAACAAGTTGATTAACAAGTATCTTGCATCAATGGATTTCTTTGTTGACTTTCAACTTGACGAGAACTTTGGCGAAACAATCAAATCAAGATTTCGTGATTCGTTCTCATACGCATCATTCAGTGAGGGTGAGAAACTGCGTATTGATTTAGCATTGTTGTTCACATGGCGTGCTGTCGCCAAACTACGAAATTCCGTATCAACGAATCTGTTGATCATGGATGAGATCATGGATAGTTCTCTTGACAACTCAGGTACAGAAGAGTTCTTGAAAATCATCAATGAGATCACACAAGATTCAAACGTATTCATCATCAGTCATAAAGGTGATCAATTGTTTGAGAAGTTCCATAGTGTAATTAAATTTGAAAAAGTGAAAAATTTCTCACGAATTGCAACTTAGTGGTTGACAAAAGGTTTTAGTTGTGTTACTATATAACAACTGATTTCATAAAACTTGAGAAATCTAATTGTATAAATAATGTTAGCGGTGCCCTTCCACCGTTCACAATAACTAGGAGTATAACTTATGGGTAAATATTATTCAACAAAAACGTATGGTAATGACCGTGGATTATCATGCACTTTTAGACAATGGAAAGCAACACATTCACATTGTTCTCTCTTACACGGATATTCAATCGGTATCAAACTAATCTTTTCTTCCGACACACTCGATGATCGTAATTGGGTCATGGATTTTGGCGGGTTAAAAGCATTCAAAAATTGGGCAGAACATATGTTCGACCATACACTAATCGTTGCTGAAGATGATCCTGATCGTCAATTGTTCGAAGATTTGAACAAGGTTGGCGGTGGTCACAACGATCTTGGTGTATGTGATCTACGTATTGTTCCTGCAGTTGGATGTGAAGGATTTGCTAAGTTGGCATACGATAACATGAAAACAATCTTAGACGACTTAAAGGAAGAGAATCCTGATCGATACCCTGTAGGCAAATCAGTTCAACTGGTTAGCGTAGAAGTATTTGAACATTCTGCTAACTCTGCATTATACGAGGGATAGTTATGAAAGAATACGCTTATTCAGAGATCTTTTACTCTATGCAAGGTGAAGGTCATTACACTGGTGAACCGACAGCGTGGATTCGTTTCTTCTTATGTAATTTACAATGTGATGGATTTGGTCAAGAAGATCCGACTAATCCTGATACGTACAAACTCCCTTACAAAGAGATATTTGTAGATGATTATGATCGAATTGAAGATCTGCCTGTGTTTGCTCATGGGTGTGATACTTCATATTCGTGGTCAAAGAAGTTTAAACATTTACAGCACAAGGCAACGCCTGATGTGATTAGCGAAAGAATCTTGGACATTGTTCCTAATCGTTCATTCGATAATAACATTCATTTGTGTTTCACTGGCGGCGAACCTTTGATGAAACATGCACAGATCGCATCTGTCGAGATGATGAAATACTTTGATAAGATCGGTCAACACATTCCATCTGTTACCTTTGAGACAAATGGGACACAACCTTTAACTGATGAGTTCATCGAGTATTGGAAAAACAACGACACAACAGAATTGTTCTTTTCTGTTAGTCCTAAGTTGTTTACTGTCGCAGGTGAGAAACGCAAGAAAGCAATCAAACCTGAAACAGTTGCGACATACTTCGATCTATCTGTAGGACAACTTAAATTTGTTGTTAGCGGAACAGATGAATCATGGAGTGAGGTTGAAGAAGTTATAGAATTGTTTAGAGAGCAAGGTGTAGAATATCCTATATGGATTATGCCTCTAGGTGGTTCAATTGAAGGACAAAAGGGCGAGATAAGTGGACACGTACCTGCTCACGTAATCGCAGACGAAGCATTGAATCGTGGTTACAGAGTAGCAGCGAGAGTGCATAATTATCTTTGGGAAAATATAATAGGAAAGTAAGATGGCATATAACAAACTAAAAACTGATCCAGAACTAGGTCGTAGAGTACACGAACACCTTGTGAGGTGTGGTGTTGAAACTCCTGTAGTTGATAATGGCCTTGATCGTCAAACTAAAATCGATCTAATCGAAAACAACTTCAAAGACATTATGGGTGTCATGGGTCTTGACTTACAAGATGATAGTTTACAAGATACACCAAAGCGTGTTGCTAAGATGTATGTAAACGAAATCTTTTGGGGTTTAGATTATGAAGCATTCCCAAAATGTACAGCAGTTGAAAACAAGATGAAATACGATGAGATGGTTATAGAACGGAATATCAATGTTCAATCAAACTGTGAACATCATTTCGTGGTTATTGATGGTGTTGCAACTGTAGGTTACATTCCAAGAGAGAAAGTATTGGGATTGAGTAAACTGAATCGTGTTGTAGAGTATTTTGCAAAACGACCTCAAATTCAAGAACGATTGACTGAACAGGTTTACTATGCATTGCAATACATTCTTGACACAGACGACATTGCAGTTGTTGTTGACGCTCAACACTATTGTGTGAAAAGTCGTGGTGTTGAAGATGTGGGTTCATCAACGGTCACAAGTAAGTTAGGTGGTTGTTTCAAAAACGATCCAACTTCTCGTGCCGAGTTTATGAACATCGTAAACGCTTGTAAATTGAAATAGGAATCTGAATGTTAAATCTAGAATATGTAGTTAGTGCAATCGGTATGGCAGGTCCTATCAATAACGCCTTTATGAAGAATGAGTATTATAAAAGCGATATTGTTCCTGCCTTATGCGAAGTCGTTGATATTCTGAAAGATCAAGTTCATGAGTTATCTGAAAACACTGAACCGTCTGTTGCGGTATTGTTCAACGCATATACTGAAAAGAAGTTTCCTGGTCATTTAGATGATTATCAAAACTTCCATATGGATAAAGTGTATGCTGACTCAGGTGGTTTGCAGATGGTTACAACAGGTAAAGATGTAACACCTGAAATCAAAGACACAATCTATGGCGTACAATCGTATGCGGATTATGCAATGTGCTTTGACGATATACCCTTAGAATCAGTTTCTCTTGTACGTACACGCAACGAACGATCAAACGTGGGTAACAAGGTGTTTAATCAAGATCGCTTTGATGAAACTGCAATCGCAACAGGATTGAACATTAAACGTCAGATAGAATACCTCCAAGAGCATGGAGCAACGACAAAGGTTATCATCATCGTACAAGGTAACACAGCAGATGATATGGTTCATTGGTATCGTAAGATCGAAGAACAATTGACACCTGCACACTTTGCGAATGTTGGTGGTATCGCTGTTGCTGATACATGTATGGGCAACAAGGAACTTGAAACAATTGATATGTTGACTGCGGCACACGAGATCGCAAAGTTCTGTAATCCGAGTTCGAAGAAACAACTTCACTTGTTGGGTGTTGGTTCACTTCCTCGTATGGCACCTGTGTTGTATTTACAAAAGTCAGGATTCTTATCTGAATATGAAAAGATATCTTATGATAGTTCATCGCATACTGTATGTTTCAATTATGGTTTGATGAAACTAAATGGCACATGTAAGAGTTTAGGAACGTATCGTAACTTCAAACTTGATCAAGTAATGCGAGACATTTACAACACATTCAAACCTGCATTTGAAAAGTATGGCAGTTATGATTGGGTTATGAATGAAGTGTTCTATGCTGAAGATGAAACATGGACATTCTCGAAAACAGTTCAACGTGCTGTTGAATCAAAAGACAAGAACAAGATTGTTGCCGCCGCTTTGATTGGTTTCACATACTCGATGTATCAAGTTAAAAACTTTATTCAATGTCTTGATACTGTCGCAGGTGGAGAGTTTATTGGAGCAAGAGGTGAGATGAACATCGCCGCTATTCAACAATTGCGTAATGTGAAAGATATGTCTGATATGCAGAAGTGGATGAACATGTTTAAAGGATACGTATCATCTGCTCGTATTGCAAGAAAAGAACAATCATTTGGATTAGAGAAATTTTTTGGTTGACAAAC